AAATGGAAGCGCAGATAGACGCACAGGTGAAGATGAAGGAGGCCGAACAGAAGGACAAGGAGCTGCAAATCCGCGCCTATGAAGCCGAAACCAAGCGGTTTGAGGCTGACATTGACCGCTCCAAGGCATTGGCAGAGATAAAAGGGAAGGGCGCACAGGCGGCTAAATTGCTCGCCGAAGCACAGGCACAAGATATCGAGAACGACGCGGTAATGTCAGGAATCACCAACATCGTGGATCGCCTGCGTGGGTAAGCTATCCGGATTAAACGAAAGTTTAGCGGCGATTACCAAGCCGCGAGTACCGGACTACAACGATCCGAGATTCATGCCGCCGGAGCCTGAATACGACACTGCCATGCTGGAGGCGCTGAATAGCCTTGTAATAGCGGTCAACGGCATAACCATACCCGAGGTAAAGATTGACCTGAACACAGCTATGGGCAAGCTGGTAAAGGCTGTCAACGGCATCCAATTCCCCGAAGCCAAACCTATCGACCTGTCCCCATTAGTGGAGGCAATCGGCAAAATCGAGCTAGAGGTCGAAATGCCCAAGGCAATGGAGCCTTGCGCCTACACCTTCACTGTCCAACGGAATGAAATGGGCGTGATGACCGGCGTTGTCGCGGTTCCTGGCATTGTCGAAGCGCCCGAAAAGACCGACACAGCGAGTTACGAGTAATGGCACTTGTACTTGGCACATCCTCGGGTTTCGTTACAGTGGCCCCAACCGCTGACCCTACGGGTGGCGGGACGATTATCATAGACGGCGCATCATGCGTCACAAAAGACACGTCCCCCGCTGGGGCAAGTTTAATAACGGAAGTTGGTTGGTGGCGTGATTCTGGAACGGACGCGGCTAACTGGGAGATTGGCTTGTATGACGAGTCAGGCGGGGTGGCTAATGCGCTGCTATACGTCGATGCGACAAATTCAACAACGGTTACAGGTTGGCAGGTTGTATCAGTAAGTTGGTCGATATCAGCAAGCACTGCATATTGGCTTGCTGTCCAAATGGATGCCCACACCGGGTCTAGCACGATGGACACTCAGGCTTCCGGCGGCGTTGGGCGAGATGCACTTACTGGCCAGACAACGCTAAACAACCCATACGGCGGCGGCGCGGTAGCCAATCCGGTAGGCATGGCGGCAATATATGCCGTTGTCGCACCGTCGTTTGTCCCGGCGTGGGGCGTTAATGCAACAACAACACTAGGCGGGACTACCTGATGTTTCGTAAAAACACTTCCGGCCAGTACATCCACGTCCAAGGGGTAGATGCAACGACCGGAGGGATAAAATCCGGCGTTACATGGACGGTCAGGCGCTGCATTGATGGCACCTTCGCTGCGGCTACCGGAACTGCTACCGAGGATGGAACTACGGGGTGGTATAAGTTCGCGCTGTCCCAGGCCGATACCAACGGCAATAACATCGCGTTTAACTTCACCGGCACCGGGGCGATACCTCAGACGGTGAACATCGTCACTACTGCCTGCGACCCAACCAGCACGGCTTTCGGCCTGTCCATCGCCAAGACTACGAACATCACCGGCTTTAATGACATTGCCGCCACTGCTGTTGTATCATCCGGCGCGATTACTACTTCGGGCGGCGCGGTATCGACAGTCTCCACAGTGACTAACGCCGTCACCCTTCCAACCATACCGGCAGACTGGATAACCTCCTCAGGAGTTGCGGCAAGCGCGGTCACAGAGATACAAAGCGGCTTGGCTACTTCGGCGTCCATAGCGGCCCTGAATAACCTGAGTAGCGCGGATGTTACTGCGGCGGTTCCGACTGCTACCGATAATGCGGATGCCCTGTTGAATCGTGACATGGGTGCGGTGAGCGACACGAATGCCCGCAGCCCGCTGAATGCCTTACGCTTCCTGCGCAACAAGTTCTCAAGCGCGGCGGGTGTGCTGACGGTTACGAAGGAAAATGACACAGATACCGCGTGGACAGCGACCCTGACAAGCGATGCGGCGGCAGAGCCAATTGTTGGGATTGACCCCACCTAATGCGCTCGCCCCTATTCCTGCTAGGACTATCAACCCCGCAGTTAGCCCCAATAACACAGGGCTTTCTGTCCCCGCTGTGGCTGTTGGGATTATCGGGCGAAACCGGCGTAACCCCGCCTGTAACGGTGTTCCGGCGCGGTGGTCACAACGATGACGATGAAGTTATGGGAATTGTGATGGCTTTTATGGGAGTAATCGCAAATGGGCGTACCTAGAACACTGGCCAAAGGGTTATCTAAGCTCAAGGAAGCGGCAGAACTCCGCAAGCTAGGCGGCACCCAGGCAGAGCGTATGGCTAGGGCGGCAGAGCAGGGGTATGACACTAGCCGCGTTCTCTATCATGGCTCCAATGCGGATATAGCCAGCTTTGCAGACAAGGTTCCTACGAGCAAAACAGGAAACCCAAACGCAGTATTGGGGGATTTTTTTACCTACGACCCCGTAGAAGCGAGCCGCTACGCATCACCTATATTAAGCAATAAGCCGCATTTGCAGACAGGTGCTGTTTACCCTGTTTTTTTGAACCGAGAAAACACATACCGTGCGTCGTATAAAGAGATGGACGATATGGCTATGGAGTTGTTCCATAACCCGCAAAATCCAACAGAGAAGGCTAAAAAGTTTCGGGAGCAACTGATTGCAGATGGCTATGATTCTGTCGCCGCAAAAATCGGCGGGATTGATGAAATAATTATGCTTGACCCTTCACGCATCCGCTCAGTAAATGCCGACTTCAACCCTGCCCACAAGGACAGCAGCAACCTGCTAGCGGGTATCGGCAATCTAGCAGCACCTTTGCTTAAAACCGCCGCGACAGGCACTGCTTTGTACACGGGCGCTGCTGCACTGGCGCCGGAGAAAGTAAACGCAGGCCCACTGCAAACCCTTGGCAGGGCTGCGCCATACCTGACTTCTGCCGCATTGGGCGGCGCTGCTGCGCTGCAATCGGGGGATGCGGAGGCGGGCAAGCTCGACGCGCTAGGCAGGGCTGCGCCTTACCTTGCAACAGGAGCATTGGGTGCCGCGATGATGACGCCGCAGGATACCCAAGCCTATAACGACTACATCCGCGATGAAATGGAAGCCCGCACAGCCGCTGACAAGTTCACGCAGATGCGCGGAAGCAAGGCAGGCTATTGGGAAGCCCGCAGGCAGGAACTGTTGGATATGGTTAACGGCTTGGGCGAAATGGCCAATAACGTAGTACTGCCCGCCCTCGATAAGCCGCTGCAAGGGTATTTGGGGTTGGCGGGTACTGCCGGTGCTTTGGCAGCGGGCGGCACATGGGACCAAGCCATTCAACGCGGCGCAATGAGCGCACAACGTGACAGCGGGCAGACTTTCGATGCAATGGGCAATAGCGTTGCGCAAGCGGTAGCCCCGATTAGCACGCCGCAGCAAGCGCAGGCTATCGGCAATGGGGTAGAGCTAGGATTGAACGCGGCAACGATGTTTTTTAGTCCCTGATTTTAAGCGAACGGAGGCGCGTTTCCTCCGGCAACTAGAGGGCAAGACCATGAGTGACGAAGCATACATATTTGACGGACCGGAAGAACTGACAGGCGAGGAATTGACGCCGGTTCCAGAAACCACGCCGAAGCCGGAAGCAAAAGCCGAAGCACCGGAACCGGAAGCCAAGAAAGCCCCGCCTCCACTGACCCCTGAACAACAGGAATCGGTTAACGAGGCGATCGGAAAGAAGGTCGCCAAGCAGCGCGAGGCAGAACGGCAGGCGCAAGAGTACCAGGCCCAACTCGCCGAAGCCCAAAAGCGCCTACAGCAGTACGAAGCCCCGGTAAGGCCGGATATTCCGCCTCCTCCTGACCCATACGAGGACAACTTCGCGCAGAAGGTGGCCCACCGCGATGCCATGATTGCCAAGGCAGCGCAGTTTGATGCGGAAATTAACTGGCGCAACACACAGGAACAGCAACGGCAGCAGCAGATCGCCGCCGAAGAACGGGCAAAGGTGGTCAAAACCGTTGAAACCTACAGCGAAGTGGCTACAAAGCTCGGTATCACGTCCGAGGAACTGGCCGAAGCAGGTAGTAAAATAGCGCCCTACGTTCCGGATAGGCTGGCCTTGCGCATCCTGAATGACGCATCAGGGCCGGAAATCACTACGTTTCTCGCCAAAAACCTTGTGGAGTTGGATAAGGTCACGCGAATGTCGCCCGAAGATGGTGCAGTCTATCTTGAAACGGTTATCAAGCCTGCCGCCAAGCGCCCAACGCCAAAATTGGCCCCCGAACCCACGGATAAGCTGTCCGGCGCTTCAATGAAGGAGTCAGGGCGCGGTCCGAAGGGCGCACAATATTTCTGATTCCCTGCCTGCCCGCCATGTGCGGGCTTTTTTCTGTGCAACTATTGACACAGGCATAAAATTGCATAGGATGTAAATACGGGAAGCCAAATCCCGGTAAAACTCCGTTTGGCATTGCTGGTTGATTTCCGCGTACAGCAGCGGGACGAAACTTAACTCAATGCCTTTATGGAGATACTCTCATGGCAAACTCAACTACTTCAAACTGGTCGCGCAAACTCATGGAAGTTTTCCTTGAGAAATTTGAAGCGTCCCGCGTCCTGACCAAGACCGTCAACACCCAACTGTTTCAGGGCAAATTCACGCCAAGCTCCGGCTCGAACGTGGATATCAAGCGCCCGCATGACTACAACGTCCTGTCAACCGCAGGCGGCGACATTTCCAGCTCTACCAAGTCCGATATCATTTCAGGCAAGGCGACGGCCACGGTCCAGAACTACATGACCGTTGCAACCGAGTGGTCGAACATCGAGGAAGCTCTTGAGCTGAATCAGCTTGACCAAATCCTGGCACCGATGGCAACCCGGCTGGTTACTCAGTTGGAAGTCAACCTCGGCAGCTACATGGCCACTAACTCCGGCCTGTCTGTCGGCGTCCCTGGTACTGCCGTTGACGCATGGAGTGACGTTGCCAAGGCATCCAGTCTGCTGTCTGCTATCGGTGTTCCGATGGATTCACAGTGGCACTATGTCTGCGGCCCGTACATCCAGCAGGCTCTGGCTTCTGTTCAAAACGGTTTGTCACCTGCAACCGGAACGCTGGTCAACACCGCATGGGAAAAGGCCGAAATCTCGCGTAACTTCGCGGGTATGCGGGTTTCCATGTCCAACTGTCTGCCGTCTCTCACGCTTGGCACTTCTGCTGACCGTGCTGGCGCGCTGACCGGCGCACCGACGGCTACCTATGTCGGCGCAAAGGACACCATGACGCAGGTCTGGGCTGTCACTGGGTTCAGCAACGGCGCAACGCTGAAGGCGGGTGATGTTCTGGAAGTGACCGGACGTTACTACGTTTCTCAAGGTTCACGACAAGTGATCTTTGACGAAGCCGGTGCGCGCATCAAGTTCCGTGGCACTGTAACCACCAACGTGACTCTCGGCGCGTCTGGCGAAGGCAACGTAACGGTAACTGGTCCGGCTATCTACGAGGCCACAGGGCAGTACAACACGGTTGACTCTGCGCTGACCACCAGTGACGTGGTGACCGTGCTTGGCTCCTCTGCCGCAGTTGTCCAACCTGCGCTGTTCTACCATCCCCAAGCCTTCGCAATGGCCTCTGTCAAGCTGCCCAAGCTGTACAGCACTGACACTGTTGCGGTAACTGAGGATGGCATCAGCCTGCGAGTCTCTCGCTACGCAGACGGTGACGCGAACACGCAGAAAGTGCGTTTCGACCTGTTGCCTGCCTTCGGCACGATGAACCCAATGTTCGCGGGCAAAGGGTATGGCACCTAACGGAAGTTAGGACGATGATCGGGCGGCTTCGGAGGAATCTGAGCCGCCTTTTCTTTTTGCGGAGAGAGAACATGACCACGATTACCTATGACCGGCCAAGTGGCTCCACCTTGACCGTGAACGACACCCCTGAGAACCGCGCTTATGCAGCGGAGAACGGATGGGTAGAAGCCGGAACGAAACCGGCAAAGGAAAAACCCGCCAAGAAAGAGAAGCCCGCTAAATGAACGGTATAGACAACATTGCGGGCTACACGCTGACAGTCGGCACTGCTGACTTTGTTATTTCTGATTCTATTGCTCAATACGACCCCATTGTTGACAACCTGGCTGACGGAGACGAGCGCAACTACAAGGCGCAGTTCATTGACCCTTCTTTTGGTGATGATTACGAAACAGGTCGAGGCACATGGAATGCGGGAGCGGGGACCATATCCCGCACGACCATCAAAACCTCTAGCAATAACGGCTCGATTGTAAACTTCGGAGCCGGTCCCAAAGTCGTATTTATCGTGTCCGATTATGAATCGCTAACGGACATGAACAACATGGTGGACTCTGCTGTAGGCGCTGGCTCGCTCAAGATGACCACCGCAGAGCGCACAAACATCGCGGCAAACGTGGCGCTGCTTGCAACTCGCGGTGATGCTTTTACTTACGATATTGGCACCGCAGCCGGAACGGTTGCAGAAGGCGATGATGCGCGTTTTGGCTCCGTGGACATTGGCGACCTTACGCCCGCTACGTCCATTGACGGGACTGAATTGCTACCCGCTGACCAAGGCGGTGATGGTGTAAGCATCACGGCGCAGCAGGTTTCTGGAACGCCTGTAACAGACGCCACGTCGCTGGCTTTTGCCCGAGTTCGGGGCTATTCACGATTCGACCGCACACGCAATGCGTTTTCTGGCACAGACGCAGCCCTGTGCGATCTAGAGCCATACACGTGCTTTAAAGCTGCTGGCGGTGCTGTTGCACAGTTTGCCTCATTCGGCACTGCGCCGCCCTCGCTTGTTCTTAGCACAGGCACTGCGACGAATCAATACGCCTGCATCCGACACTCGCTATACCCAACGTTTTTCGACCCCACATTGGAATATATTGACATCTTTTCCTTTGCTATAACGGCACTGCCAAGCACAGAGGCGTACACATTACAGACGGGCTTCATCGTTGGAGCGCCCGCGCTTGCAACACAGGGGATGTATTTGCAGCTCAGTGCTGCGGATGCACAGTTTCAGTGTGTGGTGAAAGACGCAGGTGGAGAGACGTTGGTTGACACCGGCATTACAGCCGCAATAGCGCCTGCGAAATACGTGCGTAAAATCCACTACGACCCCGTTGCCTTATCTACAAAGTTTTACCTTGATGGCGTGCTGGTGGGAACGATAGCAAACTCGACACGGGTTGTTGCAACAAACCAGCTTTTAGGCATGGCGGCATCAATCAGGAAGTCTGCTGGCACCACTGCTGCGGCCCTTATAACGGACGGTCATTATTACGACTTGGACCCGTATGAAGGAACGCCACTAGAGTATTTTTCGTGAGTTGGTGGGACGGAAAAGACAAGCTCGTTGTCCTGTCTATTGGTGACAGTAACTCAGGCGCGATTGCAACGCCGACCAATACCGCTCCTAATCTTCAGACCCATGTTGCAGCAAATAAGTTCTGGGCGCGGGATGGAAGCCTTCCATACGTGGCTGGAACGCAGACGTGGAGGTCTTTGGATCAGGACGGCACCAGCAGGCTGGACGAAAGAGAAAGCGCGAATGGTGATAATTCTGTTCCTGGCACTCTTTACTGCGGCCAAGTGTTAGGCGGGCATGGTTGCCCAGCGATGGCGTTGGCCAGTTCGCTGTATGCAGGCACAGCCCTACCCATTTACACGTTTGGCGGCTACATGGGCGGCGCAGTCAGTGCCGACTGGACGGGTTACTTGTGGACGCAATTAGAGACAGCCATCACAGCCGCGCTTGCCGCCATTCCTGCGACAGCCGCCGATGTTATCCACCTCAGTATGGGAGGCGCTGATTTAGTTATCGGGACAACGTGGTGGACGGACTTCCTTCTGTTGACCGGCGGCAGCGACTGGCACCAGCCATTCACAAGCCCAACCGCGCAAGAGTATTACGAGAATATGCTGGCCTTCCGCGCAAACATGGTTGACGCGGGCTGGTGGGTGCCGGGTGTGACGCAAATCTATTTAGGTGATATACCGCGCAGTGGCTATACACCCTTTGCAGCGTACCCCGCATGGCAGGGTATCGAGTACGTGCGGGCGCGATTTAATGACAGGATTACGCTCATAAATTCCGTGGACGCGACGTATGACCCGGCATTTCCGATTCACTACTCACCCGAGTCTTACACTCAGTTTGGGAATGAAGCGTCGGTGCAGATTGTTGACCAAATCCCGACGCAAAGAGCGGTTTTCAGTGTTGGCGGCTCACGGCTTTCAGTGGGTGGCAGCAAGCTGCGGGTAAATGCCGCATGAACTGCCGATTGATGCAGCGGATTAGAAGCCTCGGCAGGAAGTCACTGCGTAGTAATCACCTGTTTTCGGATAAGTGGTGGAATCCCTGCGGAGTTGTGAATAGGTATTACACCAACTTGGCTCCCGATGATGGCCCTATCGGAAAACCGGAAAACCCCGGCGCAAGGGCTGGATTGCATGAGAATACCGGCGTTAAAAACGTCAGCGTGGAAGTGGTTTGGTGCGGTAATTCACAATACGGAGCCGGTCCGACAGTGTGCATTAACCCTGACGCGAAGGATTTTGGCTTGGGTTTTTGGTACGAAAAGCTCCTGTACGGCGGGACGTTGGTGCTGTGGGCATTAGGCCGACAGCCGAGTGATATACGCATGATTGCCTGCCTGAATGATGCCGGCTATCACACAGACGGAGCGCCCGTAAAGCTGCGAATGGACGTGATTGGCAATAGCGTGAAGTGCTACAGGGACAATGAACTGATGATTACCGAGACGGTTCCTGATGAATTGGTAGGGTCCACTATTCACGGGTTATCGGTGGACGTGAACGCCGCACAACCGCGACAACCTAACTTACCGTGTGCAGTGGCTCCCTACACTTGGAGGGCGATTTAATGCCTTCATTTGCCCCTATCGCCTCGATACCGATTGCATCCGGCCCGACGAGCATCTACGCGCCTGACATTCCGGTTATCGTTAACCCTTCTGCCTGCTTTGGCTATACCACTGCGGGTGATGTGATTTCAGGCGCTTTGAAGTTGATACTTGTCGAGGCTGCTGATTCAGGACTTGAGCCGGATGAATACGCCGATGGTCTTACAGCGTTAAACGACTTTATGGCTGGGCTTGAGTCTGACGGACTTCGATTGGGCTATGCGCGGGTCTGCAACATCGCTGATATCGTATCTTTGCCTGATGGGGCTATCCGTGCGGTGAAGGCTAACCTCGCGCTCGATTTGGCTCCGCAGTTCGGCGGCAAAGTCTCCGCTACCCTCATCAAGCAAGCCAACGAAGGGATGAACACCCTCCGAAAGATTGGCGTGCGGATCGGGCAAGCCTTGTTGCCTTCAAGACTTCCGATGGGCTCAGGGAACTACTGCTACAACACGTTTACCCATGACGCGCCCTATGCCGAAATGACCCTGAACAACAACCGCAGGGCCACTGATATCACGACCGTGGCCGCAGCGGAGAAGGCGCAAGGGTTTTGGAGTATTGGCAGGTTCTCTGGTCTGTCTCCTGATATTTCAGGCCGCATTATCAACAACGGGCCAAAACGCACTTACCAATTGAGCGCAGACCTGACACTAGTGGCCGACGATGACATTCTAGAGTGCGTGGTGGGCTTTGTACGCAACGCTCAATTCGTTCTGTACACAACCCTCTCCCTTTCGACAGACGCTGCGAGAGCGGTGATAGAAGGCTCTGTGGAGCTAGAGCAAGGGCAATACCTCGACATTGTTGTGGCAGACGTTTACACAACCACGGACATTACCCTGACTGACGGGGTGGTCAAGCTATGGTAGACACCGTCCTTCCAATTGCGAACGGCTTCTACACCTCGGATTCCTTGCCGGTATCCGCGCAGAACTGCGTGAACTGGTATCCCCATGTGAACGAGGCGCCTGCGCTGAATGCGGAGATTCTTTTTGGTACGCCGGGCGTTTCAGGGGGGATTCTGTTTGGTGATGAGCCCTGCCGTGGAATGGCTGTGTTCGGTGATAGAACATTCCCCGACAAAGTTTACTTTGTTAACGGGAACAGCTTATACAGTTGGGACGGGGTGAGTGACGAAGTTGTTTTTATTGAGACAGACCAAGTTGGGGGTATTACCGGAACCGGGCTAGTTTCTATGGCGGTGAGCCAAACCCAGCTAATGA